TTTGAAAAACCATAACCATATAATTCCTCATAATCTTCTATAGTATCAGTATTTTTTTCTGATACTATTTTATATATAAATTTCTTATGCTTATCAAATTTAGATTTTTTCTTTTTTACTTTCATTTTAAATTCATTTTCCATATCATCGGCATAATTATTTGTTTTACTCATAGTTAAACTAAATCCTCTAGATATTATCTTTTACTACTATGTAAGGCCAATCTTTAATTCTTTTGGTCATTTCATTTTGATTATGTGTTAGTTTAACCAAATATTTTTGTGTATCATTAAGTAATGATATTAGCTTATTATTATTTTCCATAAGTATAAAAACTTTTTCTTCTAAATTTTCAATACGTTGTTTATTATTATTATCCAATTCTTCTTCTACAAATTCCATTAAATTTTTCCTTATCTATTAATAAAAATGGTTGATATTTTTTTATAAGCCTAGATAATTCAGGCCAGATAATGGTATCATCAATTTCTTTATCAAATTTATGAGAAAACTCGTATATTTTATCTAGTATCACTAAAGTTTCTATTGAAATACTATTTCTTAAGTATGTTTTTATTATATATGGATGTTCGTTTTTAGGGCAATAAAAAAGTATGTCTAATTTCAACTCTTTTGTTTCCAATTCCTGCTCTAAATTATCTAAATCCGTTTCAAAAATATAGGTTAATCCTTCTATTCTTTTTTTCCATGCTAAATAAGTTTCTCTTGCTTCAGTATTAAAAATGCCTCCCCATCGATCACCTGAAACAAAATTGGCAATAAGAAAATCTATAACCTCTTTATTCGAATAAGTTTTTGCAACTTTATTTATAGCATATAAATCTTTTCTTTTGGCGAAAACTTGTTTTGATACTCTAACCTTTCCTTTTTGTTGTATAACATCATATTTATCAGTAGTAAAATGTAATTTCAATGAGATGTAATGTTTGTAAACTTCAAAAGAATCCATAATAGCATTCATATAGGTAATTTTGCTGTCTTTCTTAAATAGTTGTTTTCTTCTGCTTCTATTTGAATCTTATCTTTTAGAGATTTATTAATTAATTTTGAAATAGATTCAATATCAATATCAATATCATCACAATATCTAATTATTGCATCAATATATCCTATTTTATTACTTTGTACAACTTCTTCTATATACAAAGAAAATTCATTAGGAGATCTAAACTTTTTAGTTATGATAATTGAATCGTTTATTTCTATATTATCCATTTGTGCTTTTCGGAAATAATACTTTGTTCATAAATTCTGAAAATATTTTTTTATCAATTCCTAAACTATGCATCATAGCCGGGGTTTTATCATTCTGTTTTTGATAATGGCAGTATTTGTCATGTTCCATAGTGAAATTATAAATGTTTTTGCGTTCTAAACCTATATATGTTAGATACGTAAGTAAATTTTGGTAATAAACATCCAATATTCTTTTAAATTCTACCACACCAACATTGCCTGCGGCAATCATACTGGGAGAAAAAATTTGTTTACCCCATTCTGGCAATCGTCTAGGTTTAGTCAATTGTAAAGAACAAGATTGTGCTTTAAAATAATCTATTAATCTATGTTTTGGGGCAACTATTGAAAAATCATGAAATAACCCTGTTATTTTATTTTGTCCGGCAACAATATCAAATCCAAAAATAGGCATAGGATCATCGTAATATGGAAAAATACAAAAATGCATTACCCAGATTTTTTTATTTTTCCGAGCATCTACAATTTCTATGTGAGCACGCCTTATTTTATTTGACGAAAAAATATAATTTTCCCACTTAAAATCATAGATAGAATAATCTATATCAAATTCTTCTTTTAAAGGTTTACTTACTGTTTGTAAAAGTTGTAAAGTATTTTTTTGTACTTCAGTTGATAAAGTCCAAATATTTTCCATTAAATTCTTTAATAATATTAATATTGTATTGAAATGCTAAATTTGCCTCATCCGCCATATCTATACTAAGTCTATTTCTCATACTAGTAATTAATCCTAAAGGATTATTAAAATCAAACATTTTACCACTGCCTGGAACAAGCTTTTTTAAGCTTTGCCCGCCATACAAATCTCCCATATGTCTTACGTATATATGGGCCATTATTTTTTTGCTATCTTCTTTATATGATAATGTATTAATATATCTAATATAATTACTAGTAGATGGTTTTACTAATCCTATTTTTTTTGTATGATTACTACCAATTAATTCTATAAAATCTTTTCTAATAGAAGGCGCCCTTTTAATTTCCTCTATATCTTTAAATAATTCCAGAAAATCTCCTAGAGATTCTAAAGTATAATAAATGAGGTGGAGTTGAAACAAGTATTCAGCATAATCATATTTATTCACTGATTTTTTAAATAATGCTTGAATAAATGGTTGAGATTCTGCTTCAATATGTTTTTCTTTGGTAAGTTCTTTTAACGTACTCATTTAATTGGGTTTAAAGGTAATCCTAACATAACTCTATTGTCATATTTACAATTACTATAGTTTCCATTAGCATCTACATAATGCAAAAATACTTGATATACACTAGTTGTAAGATCACTTATTTTTTCCCTCCAATGTAATAAATCTCTACCTTTATATATTAAAATGGATCCTTCTGGTATAATTATTTTCTTAGTATTATTTTGTCTATCTAAAAAATAAATTGGCCAATCTTCACCTATAACTTTAAGTGTAATAGATACACTATACTCACACGAATTTCTATCTACGTGTTTTTTAAGATCTGAATCTTTGTAATAAATCCTAGCATAACTATATGTAGGATATAATATTTTACCTGTTATTTTTTCTACGATATCTTTGATATGTAATAGTAAACATTCTGACCATATATTTCCATAACTAGCAAAACAATTTTCTACTTGATCATCTCCAAGTAAATTACTAGATCCTCCTAAATAATAAAAAACGTCTTTCTGCATTTTAAATTGTGAACTTAGTAATTCACATATTTCTTTGGAAATTACGTTTTCTATTAATTCATAACCTTCTTTTTCAAAAGACATAACTCTCCTTAAGGTAGTTCTTTGGGTAAAAAGGAAAAACTACCAAAACCCCTTCAGGTTTAAGCAGCTAGCTTAAAGTCCTGATAAAAATAATCCTCATTTGCATCTATTTATTTGCTAGGATTACGTCCTTCGCCTAACGAGTTGTCCACTTGCTTACTATTTGCCACGTCGAAACCATATCAGGCCCATCAAAAACATTATTGTTATCTGCCTTCCCACAGTGCTGACAATAATGCTTTTGGTGGACCTGGGCGGATTCGAACCGCCGTCCGCAGCACTTTTCTGCTTGCTTCATACAACTATAAAATACATATTAATATTTATTTCCTGATACCAATACAATTTTACATATATGTTCAAGACGTTCAATATGTTCAAAAGCACGCCATGGGCTGGTGTCAATAGCTACCACCCCGTGACCTTTAATACCAACTACATCAAAACCAATAGTGCCGTCCCTTTCAAGCCATAAATTTTCATGACAACGATCTGCCAATTCTTGACTAATTGGAGGAACGTCTAAAACATTTTTTCCAACCTTAGTGTAACGATTTAATTCAGGAAACTCTTTTACTAGTTCTGCAAGTTCAATTTTGGCGTGCATTGCGGCAACACAGTATGTGGGATGTAAATGCATAACTATACGAACATTATTTCTATGTTGCCCCATTTCTTTTTGTAAACCAAAATGTAACGGCATTTCTCCACTAGGCTTCAAATTTTTACTTATATCGGTATACTCAACTTCATTCCAACCATATAATGCAAATGGTGGTACACTATGTGGTACTTTATTAATTTTAATTTTCTTAAACTGATCTGGTTGTAAAGTCTGTTTTCGCACACCGCTAGGTGTTATATAAAAATGATCACGATCATGATGACGAATACTTACGTTGCCATCACGACTTGTGATCCAATTTCTACGATAGGCTTCCACCATAGCCTCACATATTGTTTCTAACATTTTATTCCTATAGGTACATTACCATATGTATAAAATTAAAAGTATTATAATGGATAAAGACTATAATGTCTAGCCTTTAGTTGACCATTCGTACTCGTTTCGTAATTTTATTAATTTACCTGCAAATTCATCACGTTTTTTGTGAAAAATTTGTGGATAATTATTTTCCACAGCTACCATAATAGTTAATCTTGATACCGGAGTTTTATATCTTTCTTCAAACATAATAGCATAAGCTGCAGCTTGAACAAAATAGTTTTCTATCCATTCTTCTTGTTTTGGTCTTGATGCAGTTTTAAAATCTATGACGTTTAACGTACCTTTATATTCTGCTATACAATCAACAGTTCCTGCTAATCTTAAATAATCTGAATACAAGTATTTTTCTTGCATTCTTATATTGTCTATATTATTTAGATATGGTAATATTGATTTAAACAATTCCAT